AGGGTCTAGGAGACTCAATAGAAAATTTTACAACAAGAACAGGAATAAAATCTATGGTAGATAAAGTTTCAGAAGGACTTAATATACCTTGCGGTTGCGAAGGCAGGCGTAAAGCTATGAATGCTTTGTTCCCGTATAAATATAAAAAATAGAACTCATGCCAAACTTTAAACAATCAAAAAATAAAATGCAAAGTCCTTATAACTTGAAACCTGTTCCTGAAGGAAACAAAGGTAAGGGACTAAGTAAATTACCAACAGAAGTAAGAAATAAGATGGGCTATATGATGGACTCATCACATTCTTTTAAAGGTAAAGCCGCTAATAACATGAAAACAATGTACATGGGCAGTGTATATTATCAAACTGATCCAAAAGACGGAGAGGTAGTGGTGGACGGTGATTCACTTAAACAAAAAATAGGTGAAGATGAAAAAATTGAAGAAGTTTTTACAGAAGAAACAGTACCAGGTAAAGTAATAGGCGGAGGGTACGAAAATAAAATGGATGATGAATCGTGGAAAAAATATTTAGCAAGTGAAACTCCAGAACAAAAAGAAGCAAGAATAAAAAGAGAAATTGCAGATGGGGTTAGACAACCTAATCAAGTAATAAAGAAAAAGACTGAAAAGAAAACAAAAACTCCTATTTTAGGTGATATAAAACAAGAGTTTGATGCTACTGGTAATTTTGGTAGAAGACAACAAATAAGAGGGGCTATTGCTCAAGAAAGAAAACAAAAAAGATTCAAAGTAAGAGAAGCTAGGGCGCAAGCAAAAGTAGATGGAAAAAGTGGAAAAGATGTTAGGAAAGCGGTTAGAAAAGCAAGAAATCAAGCTAAGGCTATACAAAATCGAAACTTAATAACAAGAGGTGCAGAAATTGCAAGACAAACTGAAATGCAAGAAAAACAAGGTATTGTTGGTCCTAGTCAAAGAAAAATAAAACAAAATTTTACAAAAGCTAAAGTTAAAGGTGCTAGAGATATTAGAACAGAAGATGAGCAAACAATGGCCATGTCACCTAAAGCGATGAAATATTTTAATAGAAAAAATAAATAATGAGTAAGCCTAAAAAGAAATTTGCAGAAAGCACGGTAGGAAAACTTTTATTCGGTGCTGCTTCAATAGTTAACCCTACGCTTGGTAACGTGCTTAAAGGAGTAACGTCACCGGGAGAAGCTATTGCTGCAATTGGTAAATCAGATGTAAGTTCTGATGATAAAATTAAATTACAACAATTAATATACGAGCAACAAAATAAAGAAATGGAAGCTATAACTTCAAGATGGCAGGCGGATGCCGCATCAGATTCATGGCTTTCAAAAAATGTACGGCCATTAGTTTTAGTGTGGTGTATCGTTATATTTTCTTTAGCTGGTATATTAGATAGCGTAGAATCAATACCTTTTAACATAGGGGTAACTTGGAATGACACTTTTGAAAAAGTTATGATGGCCGTTGTTTTGGCCTATTTCGGTGGACGAAGTGGAGAAAAGGTTACCAGTATATTTAAAAAATAAATCACATGCCTAGAATAAAAAACATAGAAAAAGATACTGCCGTAACCGGCAATGATAAAGTATTGGGAACTGATGTTTCTGGCGTGACTAAAAACTATTTAGTTAGTGATCTTGCAGCTGTTGCGAACGCTGCCATATTAGGATTTCAAACCATTACCCATAGTACGAACACACATACTATCGATCTAAATTCAGACGCAAACAATTATAACATAAGTGCGCAAAACGCAGTAAACACATTAATATTAAGTAACTTTGATGTTAACGTTGGAAAGTCGGGCACTATTGTTATAACCAACCCTTCCCTTACAGGCTCATTATCATGGGCCCCATTACAAGCCTCAGTATACACACCTGGTGGTAGTTCCATATCTTTTAATTTAACAGCAAACAAAATTGCAATATTAACTTACTTTGTAGCAACGTCAAGCAAAATACTTGTTAACTACGTAGGAAATTTCGGCTCATATCCTCAACCTTAAACTATAACTGAATGAGATGGCTTTGGAACAGAATTGATTTTTGGAATACTTCAAAAAACACCGCTGGTACAACTACTACCAGTAGAGATACTTCTTATCCAAAAAATACTACAACAACATTTAGTACAAGCGTAAGCACTACTGTTGAGACAACTAAATCTACGTCTGTTGAAACCACAAAAGCAACGGACGAAACTTTAAGTACAGAAGAATCAAGATCTACAGTATTTAATACATCAACAGATATAACTACAACATTTAATACATCAACCATAACCCAAAAAGATACAACAACAACTTTTGAAACTAATACCACTACACAAACAAGTTTTGAAACTACTAAAGAAACTACAACCACTTTCGAAACTACCAAAGATACCACCACAGCATACAATACATCTACATCTACTACAACTACGTTTAATACTAGTACAAATACTACAACAGTATATAACACGACAACAGCTACTAGTAAAACTACAACAACAGCGTACAATACATCAACAAGCACAACAACCGTATTTAATACGAGTACATTAACTACTGTTTCAACAAGTAAAACCACAACTATTGAAACTACTAGAACAACTAGTGAAAGTATAAGTACAGCTAGAGATACTACAACTGCTTACACAACTACGTTCTCCACATTTGTAAGAAATAGTATTGGAACATTAATAACAGCATTTAATACAAGTACGTCTACGACTACTGTTTTTAATACATCAACTGCTACAAATATAACCACAACGTTTTCAACAAACAAAAATACAAGTACTGTATTTAATACAAGTACGACAACATCTAAGACCACTAGCACTGCTTTTAACACAAGTACAACAACTCAAAAAAGTACAACAACCACATTTGAGACTAGCAGTGTAAGACAGATAAATGATACAGGAAGAGACACAAGTACAATATACAATACTAGTACAAGTACATTTATTGGAAATAGTATTAGTACGTTAATTACAGCTTTCAACACCTCCACAACCACAACAACAGTATATAATACTTCAACAGCTACTACAGTTACTACAACTTTTAGTACAAATAAAAATACGTCAACAGTATTCAACACTAGTACAATAACACAGAAAGATACTACAACGGCATTTAATACCAGTACAATAACACAAAAGAGTACAACAACTACGTTTGAAACCAGTAGCGTTAGACAAATTAATGATACTGGAAGAGATACATCTACTATTTATAATACTACCACGCAAACTTTTATAGGTAACTCTATATCAACATTAATTACTGCATTCAACACAAGTACTAGCACTACTACAGTATATAATACAAGTACCAATACCAATGTAACCACAACAGTTAGCACAAATAAAAATACCACAACTGTATATACAACTACATTCTCAACTAGCAAAACAACAAGTACAACTTTTAGTACGAGTAATACAACAAATAAAAATACAACAACTGTTTATAACACTAGTACGACTAGAACTATTAATGATACAGGTAGAGATACAAGTACTATATTTAATACAAGTACACAAACGTTTGTAAAGAATTCAATTTCAACTTTAATAACCGCATTTAATACATCTACAAACACAACTACAGCATTTAATACTAGTACAACAACATCTACAACTACAACGTTCAGTACAAATAAAGATACTAGTACTGTATTTAATACTTCTACTATAACTCAGAAAAGTACAACTACAGCATTCAATACAAGTACTGTAACTCAGAAAGCTACAAATACAACTTTTGAAACATCTAAAACAACAACTGTAGATACCGCTAGAGATACAACGACTATATATACGACGACGTTTAACACTTTCATAAGAAACTCTATAGCTACTTTAATAACAGCTTATAATACATCGACAACTACGACAACAGTTTACAATACCAGTACAACTGTAACGACTACGTTTAATACAACAAGATCAACGTCTAAAACAACAAACACTGTATATAATACATCAACATCAACTACAACAACATTTAGTACTAATGTAGATACAAGCGTTTCAACAAGCAAATCAACTACAACAACATTTGCTACAAATAAAGACACAACAACTACATTTAATACTACTCAATCAACTAATACAACTGTTGAAACTACTAAGGAAACAACTACAGCGTTTAATACTTCAACCGATACCAATACTGTATTTAATACAAGCACAGTAACATCTACTTCAACAATTACGACGTTTAATACAACTAAATCTACTACTACAGTATATAATACGAGTACTGCAACAGTAACTAGTTTTGGAACAACAGTACCAACTTCTATTTCAACATCTACAACAGTAAGTACAAATAGATCAACAACAACAACGTTTAGTACTAATAAGAATACAACCACTACGTTTAACACAAGTACAAGTACTACGACTGTATTTAATACAACTACTAATACCGTATTTAATACGAGCACGAATACTACAACTGTATTTAATACATCAACAACAACTTCGTTTAATACGACTACCACATTTAATACGAGTAGAACAACAACTAAAAATACTACTACAACTTTCTCAACTAGTAGAACAACCACAATTGGTACTAGTAAAAATACTACTACGGTATATAGTACTACATTCTCTACGTTTGTAAGAAATTCAATAGCAACATTAATTACAGCGTTTAATACAAGTACTAATACAACAACAACATTTAATACCTCAACCACAACAACAACAACATTTAACACTAGTACAATAACTAGTAAGTCTACTACAACAACGTTTAACACAAGTACAATAACAACATTCGCAACTAGTAAATCTACGACAACAACGTTTGCAACTAGTAAGTCTACGACCACCACATTCAACACGTCTAAGGCAACTACAACAACGTTCGCAACCACTAGATCTACTACTACGACTTTTGCTACTAGTAGAAATACAACTGAGTCAAGAAGCACAACAACAGTATATAGTACTACAACTGCTTATAATACTACTAGATCAACCACAACAACATTTGCAACAAGTAAAGCTACTAGTACAGTATTTAATACCAGTACAACAACGACTACCGCGTATACAACAACCTTTGCGACTTCAAGAAACACAACGACAACCTTTGCAACTTCAAGAAGTACAACAACAACGTTTAACACAAGTAGATCAACAACTACTGCTTATACAACAACATTTGCTACAAGCAGAAATACTACTACTACATTCGCAACATCACGAAGTACGACAACTACATTTGCTACAAGTAGGAACACGACTACAACGTTTAACACATCTAGAAATACAACTACTACGTTCAATACAAGTAGATCAACTACAACTACGTTTAATACAAGTAAAGCAACGACTACGGTATATACAACAAGTATTGTTACATCTAGAACAACAACATTCGGAACATCTAATGTAACTAGTACAGCGTTTAACACATCTAGAACAACAACTTATACAACAAGTTTCAACACTGCGTTTAATACTACTACAACATACGGAACAAGTATAGGTACGAGTAGAAGCACAACAACAACTTATGCAACAACAACTGTATTTAATACTAGTAAATCAACAACAACGGTATTCTCGACTGCGGCTTCATTAACAGCGTTTACGTCTTCAGCGAATAGTAACTTTAACTTTGCATGTTTTGAATTCTTAGGTAACACTTATTATGGAACTAACGTTTCTCAAGGACTACCACAAGTTGGATCAAACGTATATGCACAAAACAATACTAGCTTCCCATTAGCTAATGGTCATTATGCTGCTCAAAACGCTTCAGGATTCTCTGCAACGCATCAATTCCAAATAGGTGCTGGTGGAACAGTTATAGGTTTAAATGCGTGTGGTGGTGGATTCTCAGATAGAAGACTTAAGAAAGATATTAAGTTAATAGGTAAATCTAAGAATGGATTAAACATTTACGAATTTAGATATATAGATCCTAAGTGGGCTGGTGGAAATGATGAGTATGATGGTAAATGGCAAGGTGTAATGGCGGATGAGTTAGAACACATTGAAGGAGCTGTAATGGAATTCCACGGTTACAAATATGTTAACTACCATGGAAAAGATGAAATTGATGTTGAACTAAAAAGAATTAAATAATATGGGAGTTCATTTTAACGAAAACGATATAGCAGCACATAACGGAACAACATTTGTTATAGAAAAAGTTATCAAACAAGATTCAGATGGTAACGAATATACTATGTCTCAGTTTAAGTATAAGGAAGACCCCAGACACAATAAGTATAATCATGAAGTGCCTGCTGGAAACTATGTAGGAGATAATTGCACTACGTGTGGGTGGGATGTGACAGAAGCACAATATGAAGATGCAACGTGGGGAGATATATTATATTTAGGATTATATTTAGGTGTTACTCCCGATTATATATATAAAAATAAATCTGTAACATCTATTGATGTAATAGAAGAAGATCAAAGCATAATAGATTATGTTGATTGGATAGATAGTAATATAAATGTAATACAAGGTGATGAATGGACATACGCAACATCAAAACAGTATGACATTATAATATGTGATTTATGGGCCATGCCTAGTGATATAACACAAGATCACAAAACAAGTTTAATAAATAATTATACAAATAATTTAAAATCTGGTGGTAAAATAATAATACCAATATCAGGTGAAACAATAAGTTAATCATGCCAAATACAAGTAGAAGTACAACCACGGTATATAATACTAGCGACTTAACTAGCGAGAGTAGAAGTACGACCACAGCGTATACTTCCAACTTTAATACTAGTAGAAGTACTGGTACGTCTAGAGGTACGAGTAGTATAACATCTAGAACTACTACATTTGGCACAGCTAGAAATACTACTACGTCTTTTAATACAAGCAGAACTACAACTTATACAAGTTTCTTTTCTACCAGTAGATCAACAACCACTACGTTTGCAACTAGCAGAAGTACCACAACTACGTTTGCTACATCTAAGAGTACTGTTACAACATTTGCGACATCCAAAAGTACCACAACCACATTCAATACTAGTAAATCAACAACTACAACATTCAACACTTCTACTGCAACTGTTACAGCATTTAATACATCAACTGTAACTTCAAGAAGTACAACAACAACATTCGCGACTTCTAAAAGTACGACTACAGTATATAACACATCTAAAAGTACAACCACAACTTTTAATACTAGCAGGACTACATCTAAAAGTACGACTACCGTTTTTTCAACTAGCAGAAATACAACTACAACTTTTAATACTAGTAAATCGACTACTACGACTTTCAATACATCAACCACTACAATTGAAAGCCGAAGTACAACAACGACATATACTACTAATACAGCATTTAACACTAGTACGGCAACCACAACCACGTTTAATACGTCGACTACAACTACTACAACGTTTGCAACATCTAAAAGTACCACGACTACTTTTAATACTAGTACAACGACAACTACAGTTTATAATACTAATAGAACTACAACGTTTTCTACAAGTAAAAGTACAACAACAGTTTATACTACCACGTTCTCAACTAACAAAAGTACAACAACAAGTTTTAGTACATCAAGAACTACTGCAGAATCAAGAACTACTGCAAGAGATACAATATCAACTGTAGCTATAAATAGAAATACAACTAGAATAACAAACACTATTACTATAACCGTATTTAACACTAGTACAACAACCACATTCAATACAAGCACAAGTACTGTTACAGAATATACAACAACATTTGCAACAAGTAGAGCAACAGAAACTTCTAGAACTACAACTATATCAACAAGTAGAGCTACAGCTACAACAGTATCAACTAATAGAAATACTACTGTATCAACCAATAGATCAACTACCACAGTATTTAGCACAAGTAAATCTACTAATACGGTGTTCAATACTTCTACAGCCACAGTCACGGTATTTAATACATCGACAAATACAATTACTGTATATAATACTACAACGGCAACAACTAAGTCTACAACAACCGCATACAATACAAGTACAAGTACTATAACGACTTTCTCAACATCTAAGTCTACAACAACTGCGTATACAACTACGTTTAGTACTAATAAAAATACTGCGACAACATTTGAAACTAGTAAAGATACAACAACTGCTTTTAATACAACAACAGCAACTGTTACAACTTTCAATACGTCAACAACAACAAACACTGTATATAACACTGCTACGTCAACGACGACAGTTTTCAATACTAGTACGAATACTGTATTTAATACAAGTACTACAACTACCACAACTATTGAAACTGATAAAGATACTACAACAACGTTTGATACTGTGTTTAATACAAGTACAACGACAACTAGTACAAAGTCAACGTCTAAGACTACTACAACTTCTTTCGGTACGGCTAGAGATACATTATCTACAGTAGCTATTAATGCAAGTACTAGTAAGTTAACTAATACAATAACTATAACCGCTTATAACACTAGTACCACTACAGCGTTTAATACTTCTACAAGTACAACGACAGAATATACTACTACGTTTGAAACTAGCAAGTCTACTACAACTGTTTATACTACTACATTTAGTACTAACAAAAACACTAATACAGTATTTAATACTTCAACCTCTACCACAACAACTACAACATTCTCAACTTCTAGAACAACATCAACCACGTTTAGTACAGCAAGAGATACAGAAGTTACGTCGCAAGTGTTTAGAACAACAAGTTATAATACAACTAAAACAACTATAACGGCATTTAATACAAGTACACTTACTGTATATAATACAAGTACAAGTACAAATACAGAATATACTACAACTTTCAATACTAGTAAAGATACTACGACGGTATATAATACACAAACTACAACGTCAACAACAACTAATACTGTATTTAACACGTCAACTACAACTCAAGTTGTAACTTCAGTTTCTACATCGAAATCAACTAACACAACATTTGATACAGCGAGAGATACATTATCTACTAGTCAGATACTTAGAACTACTGCATACAATACAACTAAAACAACAATTACTGCATTTAACACAAGTACTGTAACAGCATTTAATACTAGCACAACTACCACTACGTTATATACGACAACGTTTTCAACTAGTAAAACTACTAGTACTGAATACACGACAACCTTCAGTACTAACTTAGATACATCAACAGTATTTAATACTAGTACTACAACATCAGTTGACACAGTTATTAGCACAAGTAAATCAACAACAACAGAATTTAGTACAGCTAGAGATACATTATCAACATCACAAATTCTAAGAACTACAAATTATAATACAACTAAGATAACTATTACAGCGTTTAATACTAGTACTGTAACCGCGTTTAACACGAGTACTACAACAACAACTGAATATACAACAACTTTTGAAACGTCAAAAGATACAACTACAGTATATACTACAACGTTTAGTACAAACTTAGATACAAACACTGTATACAATACAAGTACAACAACTTCTGCTAATACAACAATAAGTACTAGTAAAGAAACAACAACAACAATTAGTACAGCAAGAGATACGCTAGCTACAGAACAAATAAATAAAAATACAAGTACTATTACAAGTACTATTACAATAACAGCGTATAACACATCAACTGATACTACGACAACATTTAATACGTCAACATTAACAGAATATAATACGTCGACATTAACAAGTGTGTCAACAAGTAAAACAACTGATACGGTTTATAGTACAAGTACAACAACAACAACAAGCTTCGGAACAACTGTACCGACTTCAATAGAAACTTCAACAACTGTTGAAACAACTAAAGCAACTGATACAACGTTTGAAACTACTAAAACTACATCAACCGCATTTAATACTAGTACAGCTAAAGATACTGTATATAACACTAGTACGACTACAACAACAGTTTATAATACAAGTACAACAACAACGACTGTATATACAACCACATTCGAAACTACTAAAACTACTTCGACTGCGTTTAATACTTCAACAACAACAGTATATGCTACTAACACTGTATACAGTACAACGACTGCGTTTAATACAAGTACGACTACCACATTTAATACAAGTACAACTACTGCATTTAACACGAGTACGACGACTTCAACTAATTCAACTGTTAGTACTTCGGTTACAACGTCGTTCGATACGAGTACAGCAGTTATCACAACATGGTATGATCCATCAACAAGAGCACACCAACCGGGAGACGTGTCACATCACCCAAGAAGTTAGTATTAAATAAAACTATGTAATAAATATATTATACAAATTTAAATTTAATTTATGGAAATGTTTAATAAGAAAGAGCTCGATAAACGAATCGGGCCTTTAAAAAAAGATAAGGGATTATATAACTTAGAACAAGTTGAAGGTTATGTAATTAGAAAGGCTAGTGAAAACGGTTTAGAATCTAGCTACGATGTTATGGCAGAAGAGATGCCATACTTTAAAACTTTAGCGTATACAGAGTATGCGGGTAATTTTTATTTACAACCACTTAACTTCAAATTAAGAAATGAGCAATTAATAGATGCTTATACTTGTAATGAAGAAACTAAAATATTAGATTATTCAGATTGGTTAGTAAATAGAATAGTAAACAATAAGGCAAACAAATATTTAGAAAGAGACGAAAAAGCTTATACTAAATATCCTGCAAAAGATTATATAGTTGTTTTACCTGGATCTAATAAAGTTAGAGAAAATGTTTGTTTGAATAGACTAAAGTTTATTGCGAGAGAACATGGCGATAACATATATTTTAAACCTCATCCAATAACTACACACCAGATTATTGGTGAGCTAAAAGACTTCTTTGGTGAAGAAAATGTTTTACCAAGAAATATAAACATGTATTATTATTTACAAAAAGCTAAAGGTGTATATACAACACACATTAGTGAAAGTTGTGTTTACGGTGTAGTATTAGGTAAAGATACGCAACCAATAGATGTTTGGAATAATATACAAAGAGGTTCATTTTATTGCATAAACAATCATTTATTATATCATCAAGATAAAGCAAAGAATTATATCAATAAGACTTTTTCAAGTTATAAATCAGGTATTATAAACCCTGAGCTAGATTCAAACTGGCAAGAAAAAGTTGATAAGTATATTGATTATATATGTGCAAAGAGAGAAAAATATAAAAATTGGTTCTTAGACGGAAGAACACAAAAGAAATAAAATGCAACTTATAAGGAAAATTACTATAGGTAAAGATTATAAAAACGACGCTATGCACTATTCTGTTGGCCAAGATGTATATGGAGGTCATAAGATAGACGCAATAGTTGAAGAACATGATAAGTTTTCTATTTATATTAGTAAAGGATCTGAGGTATTGCCTTGGAAAGATTTTAATAAAAATATGGCTATATCTGTTGAATATAATTTAGAATACTAATGCAAAGCATATTTGATTTTGTAATCAAACCAAAAAGTAAAAGATATAATAATACAAAACAAATCGGTGATTCAGAGTTACTGTTGAATTCAGAAATTTCGGATCATCGATATGTTAGTAGAAATGCTATTGTTTTATCTGTACCTAGAGATAATAAAACTAATATAAAAGCTGGTGATGAAGTAATTGTTCATCACAATGTTTTTAGGCGTTGGCACGACGTTAGGGGTATAGAGCGCAATAGTAGAAGCTATTACAAAGAAGATAAATACTTTGTAAGACCTGACCAAATATTTTTATATAAACAAAATAATAAATGGATAGCCCCTAAAGGCTTTTGTTTTGTTAAACCAATTGTATCAAATAATATTATTGAAAAAGAAGTTCCTCTACGTGGTATAATAAAACACGTGGACAAACAGCTAGTTGATATTGAAAAAGATGATTTAGTTGGTTTCACACCAAGCAGTGAATATGAATTTGTTATTGGAGGTGAAAGATTATATAGAGTGCCAACAAACTCAATATCTATAAAGTATGAACGTCAAGGAAACGAAAAAGAATATAATCCAAGCTGGACATAGTGCAGTTAAAGAACTTATTAAAGTTGCTAAGGAACCTATTGTTGAAACTGAAGATGACATATCAGCTGATAGATTAAAGAATGCAGCAGCAACAAAGAAGTTAGCAATATTCGATGCTTTCGAAATTCTTAATAGAATCGAACAAGAAAAAGCATTATTAGATGGTACTGTATTAGAAAATAAAGAAGAGTCATTTAAAGGGTTTGCTGAAAGAAGATCTAAGTAATGTATAATCAATCGTTATATAGTATTATAAATCCTATAAGGATTAATACAATTAAAAGACTTAATAAAGCTAAGAAGTGGAAATACGGTTACAATAAAGAGAATGATGTTATTGTAATTAGTAAGACTGGCCAGATAGGTGAAGTATATAATATACAAAATTTAAAGATAGCTTTACCACCTGCGCCGAAAGATATTAAGAAAAAAAACGATAAATGGGAACCACAAGAATATCCTAAAGAGTTATCAAAACTAAAAACGATATTTGATTGGAAAGATTTACCAGCCGAATTCAAAAATAGATGGCATGTTTATATTGATAGAGAATTTACCAAACGCGACGAAGGTTATTGGTTCTATAACAAAGGTAATCCTACTTATATTACTGGGGCTCATTATATGTACTTGCAATGGACCAAGATTGATGTTGGGAAACCAGAGTTTAGAGAAGCAAATAGATTATTCTTCATATTCTGGGAAGCTTGTAAAGCAGATACAAGATGCTACGGAATGTGCTACCTCAAAAATAGACGGTCTGGCTTTTCGTTCATGGCATCATCAGAAACCGTTAACCAAGCTACCATCTCTTCAGACTCTAGGTATGGAATACTTTCTAAGTCAGGAGCTGATGCAAAAAAAATGTTCACAGATAAAGTCGTACCAATATCCGTTAACTACCCATTCTTCTTTAAACCAATACAAGATGGAATGGATAGACCTAAAACAGAATTGGCATATCGTGTTCCCGCAAGTAAATTTACTAGACGAAAAATAATTGTAAATGAAAAAACTGAAGAACTGGCTGGTCTTGATACCACAATTGATTGGAAAAATACTGGTGACAATAGTTACGATGGTGAAAAGCTTGCGTTACTTGTACACGATGAGGCCGGCAAATGGGAACGACCAGAAAACATCTTAAACAACTGGCGTGTAACTAAAACTACATTAAGGTTAGGTTCAAGAGTTATCGGTAAATGTATGATGGGTTCAACAAGTAACTCATTAGATAAAGGCGGTGAAAATTTTAAAAAACTATATGATGACTCAGATGTTACAAAAAGAAACCGCAATGGACAGACTCGCTCGGGATTATATAGTTTGTTCATACCTATGGAATGGAACTTCGAGGGATTCATTGATTCTTATGGATTACCTGTATTCAACACGCCTGATAAACCGGTCAAAGATAATCACGGGCAATATATTGACGTCGGAGTTATCAACCATTGGGAGAACGAAGTTGAAGGATTAAAAGGAGATCAAGACGCATTAAATGAATTTTATAGACAATTTCCAAGAACTGAAGAACACGCTTTCCGTGATGAAACTAAAAATAGCATATTTAATCTTGCTAAGATTTACGAACAGATTGACTACAATGAAGAGGTTGCAAACATGGGTAACGTTACCGTTGGTAGTTTTTCGTGGAAGAACGGAATAAAAGATACTGAGGTACAATTTACACCTAATCCTAATGGAAGATTTAAGGTTAGCTGGGTTCCTCCAAAAAAATTACAAAATAATATAATAATAAAGAATGGTATTAAATATCCCGGTAATGAGCATGTTGGAGCTTTTGGTTGTGATAGTTATGATATATCCGGCACAACAGATGGCAAAGGATCTAATGGTGCTTTGCACGGGCTTACAAAATTTAGCATGGAAAACGCGCCAGCTAATATGTTTTTTTTAGAATATATAGCTAGGCCACAAACAGCAGAGATGTTTTTTGAAGATGTTTTAATGTCATTAGTATTTTATGGTATGCCTATATTGGCAGAAAATAACAAACCAAGATTATTATATTATATAAAAAGAAGAGGGTATAGAAGATATTCAATGAATAGACCTGATAAAGCTAAAAACAAATTATCAGTAACAGAAAAAGAAATAGGCGGTATACCTAATACAAGTGAAGATATAAGACAAGCGCATGCAGCTGCAATAGAAACATATATAAATGATTACGTTGGAGTTAAAAGCGATGGAAGTTACGGTGATCTATATTTTAATGGTACATTAAATGATTGGGCTAAGTTTGATATAAACAAAAGAACAAAGTTTGATGCAGCTATTAGTTCAGGGCTTGCTATAATGGCATGCAATAAAAATAAATATTCACCTAATGTACAGAAACTAAAAACTAATTTTAATATAAGTTTTTCTAAATACGAAAATAAAGGAACTTTATCCAAAATAATAAATTAATTATGGCTGAATCAGTTATGAAAAATTACTTCCCGAGCCAAGCGGTCAGTGATAGCGAAAAGCTAGATCCAAAGTATGGTTTAGAAGTTGCCAAAGCTATAGAAAGTGAATGGTTTAAAAAATCTAATGGAGTAAATAGATTTTTTCAACACCAGAATAATTTTCATAAACTAAGGTTATATGCAAGAGGGGAGCAATCAATACAAAAATATAAAGATGAATTATCAATAAACGGTGATTTATCATATCTTAATTTAGACTGGAAGCCAGTACCCATTATACCAAAATTTGTTGATATAGTTGTAAATGGTATTGCAGAAAGAACTTACGATATAAAAGCGCATTCGCAAGATCCGTATGGTGTTAGTAAAAGAACACAATATATGGAAGATATATTAGCGGATATGCGTACTAAAGAATTTACACAAGAAATAAAAGATGAATTAGGTTTTGATTTTGGAAGCATGCCAGCTGACAAGTTACCTGATAATGAAGAAGAATTACAACTGCACATGCAGCTTAACTATAAACAGCAAATTGAATTAGCAGAAGAACAAGCTTTAGCATCCATATTTGAAATGAACAAATATGAAAATATAAAGAAAAGATTATATTATGACATGACTGTATTAGGTATAGGTTGTGTTAAAAACACATATACTGAATCAGAAGGAGTTAAGATTGAATATGTTGATCCTGCTAATATTGTTTATTCATATACTGAGTCACCTTATTTTGAAGACATATATTATGTTGGAGAAATAAAACACGTTACTATAAATGAATTGAAAATGCAGTTTCCTAATTTAACGGAATCTGATTTAAAACAAATATCTGATTATAGCGGTGGATCATACAGTAAGTATAATAAATATAATGCACAAGTAAACAGTACAGATAATAATACAGTAGAGATAATGTATTTTAATTATAAAACTTATATGAACGAAGTTTATAAAGTAAAAGAAACTGCTACTGGTGCTGAAAAAA